TCGGGCATTATAACGGCTGTGTTGGTCGAGCATAACAATTCATACGGGTCCGCCTTCTGGCTGTTCATCAGGTACGCGTCCTCGAATAATTCCCTCGCTCGTTCGGTGTTGTCATGCTCGAGGTAGTAATTACCGAGAATCAAATTCAACGATACAAGCTTGTCGGTGTATTTGTTCGCCTTTGCCAGTATCCGCTCTGCGTTCTCGGCGTCGTTCAGCGTTGTGTAGGATCCCATGAGGTTCGCGAAAACCTCGAGGTACGAGAACCACCCATGGTGGTAGTCGACGGCTGCCATTAATTCTATCCAGCGTTCGCCTATCTCAACCACTTTTTTGTGGTCATTCGTGGCGTAATAGGTCTTTATGAGGTGCGTCACGACGTGGAGGTCGTCTTTGTTCCTCTCGTACTCATCTTCGAGCATCGGGAGGCTGCGTTCTTTTTTCTCGATGAAAAGGTCGGCTTTCTCGAAAAGGTACCCGTAGTGCTTTATGAGTACGTTGTCCATGAATAGGTACGGCGGGAGCGCCTCGGCTTTGTTGTGGATTGCGAAATTATAGAGCGGCTTTCCTACCGTCATGTTCTGTACGTTGAGTGATCCGGCGTCGAGCGGTTGTCCTGAATAGTCCGTATCATTGAAGTCTGGAGAAATCCTGTAATTGTCGTTGTTCCTGAACACCCGCGGCTGGATCACCATTGCGTAGGCTCCGGATTCCGTCGAGTAGAAATTGTGGAGTTTGAGAAAAATGGTATTGTATTCGTCGAACTTCGGGTTCGTCAGCGCATTCTCGAGTCGGTATAAGCTCTCCTGGTCGAGCATTTCGTCAGCGTCGATGATAAGGATCCGCTCGCCTGTTGCCATTGCGATCCCGTAATTCCGCGCTGCTGAAAAGTCCCAGGGGATAAATTCCTTGATGTATACCTGGTCGGTGTATTCCTTCGCTGTCTCTACCGTCCGGTCGGTGGATCCGGTATCGACGATTATAAGTTCGCTCCATTTCTCGTGAATTATCGGGAGGAAAGAATCGAGGCACCTCTTGAGATTACCTTCCTCGTTCTTTACGATCATGCAAATACTTACTTTTATCGGGTTCGTTTCCGCCTGCTCTGTCATTGTAATAAATCCCCTAGTTGCGATATATCCGTAATTACCCGGCCATCCCCTGGTACGTCGTCATCGTCATTGTCTGTGGATGGTATTGATAGCATCAAAAGCATTAGATTTTGCCATGAATGCTTCCACATAACGTCGTCGATCGGTATCCTAAAATATTTTACTATCCCGCCGATGTATCCCCAGTAGTTTGTGTACGGTCCTTGGTCATCGCCTCGACCATGTTTAGTCTTTTTATCGAGACGATAGATGCCAAAAAATCCGTAACTTCCATCTGCGCTATTGATAGTCTTACGATCTCGAGCATTTCGCTCGGGGTCAGGTTGTACCTCAAATATCTTTTAAGCCACCATTTCTTTATTTTGGTGATGGCTGTCAGTCTGCGGTTCAGTATGGCGAGCGCCATTATTTCGAGCATCTGCTCGTTGTTGCTCACGATGTTTTTGATTCCTACTGTGAACAGGTCGTCGTCGCTGTTCGGCTCGAATTGGGCTATTTCCAGGATTGTTCCTGAAATATTGAAAAGGCTTCCCATGTTCATCGGGTAAATAATAAACTTCTTTGTCTTCTGGAGTATTCGTAACCGGTGGAGAATGGTGGGAGTTTTTACCGTAATCTCAAAGTCCACCCCTTCCTGCAGGATGGTCTTGATTACCTGTGGCGCCAGTTCTTTTGCTTCCTTTTGTTCTTTCGCGGTGGTATCCGCCTCGATCGTTTCGTCTGCCGTGTCCATGCTTATCCCCTTTGGCGTTGTGCGCTATCCCGTGTGTCCTGTCCTGTGGATATATGGTTTTATTTCAAATTCTGGGTCTGCTGCTCCTGTTACCTTCCTATCCTGCTTAGGCTTAGGTTCGGATCTATCCGTTCCTTTTTGCCCGTGGTGTTTTGGTGTTACTGTTTTGTCTTTCATGTTTTGCCTCTATTTTTTATAAGGTCCCTATGTCCTCGCCGCTCTGACTGGGTTAGTTTCGTCGCGTGACTATCTTAGGGACCTCTCGTTCGTTGCCATGGTTATACCTGTTTGATAACCAGAGGGCTGATTGCTGTTGAACTTGCCGGGACCATGATGCCGCAGGTAAACGCCAGCGTTCCCGAGTCGGTCCGTGAAAATTTGAGATCTCCGCTCGATTTAACGGACGCCTTCGGGATTTCTATCTGAAGGTATTTCCCGTTGATGTCTTTTGACCGCGCCAGAATACTCAATTCATGGAATACTATCCCGGTGGTCGGTTGCCGGTATACTCCCGCTGTCGTTGATCCGTTTGTGCCGAGAGCGTATTCCAGCATATTTACTCCCATGTCGCGTGTTGCGAATTCGAGAGAATTTTTAGCGGCGCCCAGAATGATAATATCGGGGTTGTCTTCCTCCTCGATGTATAACTCAGTCTCGGTACGTTCGCCGAGGACGAGGTGTGCGCTGTCTGGTACCGTGTTGCCGATGGTAGAAAACGAGGCTACAGTTGTGTTGAAGTTCTCGCCTGCGGTGACTGGCCCGAATTGTAAGAAATCGAGCCCTACGAGTCGTACATCCGTTCTTTTATCGCTCATATGATTTCACCTCTTTTCGCCCGTTAAGCTGCCTTAAACTGTATCGTGTAATCCACTCGGATTGAGGAGTATGTTGTCCCGGCCTGGTGGATGTCTGGTATCGTTGCCTGGCTGTTAATTTCCAGGTGGAGGTATTCGTCGGTCGATTTGTAGCTCTCCAGTACGGTAACCACTGCGGTGGTCATGGCATCGAGGTTCGCGTCGTCTAGGCGGCCCGGTGTCAGGTCCTGAGCGAAACAATTAACATGGAATGTCCCCTCCTGCAGGTCCTTGTCCGTTCCCCCCTCAATTGGCAATGACGTTATATTTATATCCCGGAGGAGTGAGTCGAGTGGTCGGTTGTTCCGATACACTTTGCCGGTAAGCGTCGCCGTTACTGCGGCTACGTTTATGATTTTATAAATGTGGTTCATAACGTCGTATGTCGTTTTCATTGCATTGCCCCGAGTGCTTTCTTCATGTATTCCATCAGGTCTTTTGCCACCAGTGATGCTCCGCTGATAACGTCGTACCCGTATGATTCTACCGCTGCCGCGTATTCCATTCCTGCCACCACAATAAGGACCATCTCGTCTGGGAATTGTGCCGAGAGCTCATCTATGAGTGCTGCTCCTTTTTCGTGGGTGACAATGGATTTCTTGATTTGCCCCTTGTTTACAATGGCGTACCCGATTGAGCTTGTCAGGTTCCCGGTTTCGTCAGTGTACCCATGGTTCTGTTTTGCGTAATTTACGGCCTGGATCCCTACATACGATAAAACTTCAAAGGCTTTCTTGAGTTTCTCGTCCTTAAAGTCGTCTATCTGTCGTTCGATGTCGCTCATCGAGAATTCAGGTTTTAATCCTGGCATTTTATCTCCAGGTGTTTTTGATGCCTGAATAGTTGTACCATGACATGGTTGCTGCTGAAAAAGGTAAGCTTTGCATCCTCTGGGACGCCGGTGTCTCCTGTTATTCGCTCAGAATATACCGTCCAGTTGTACTGCAGAACTTTCCCGCCCTCCCCGGCTGCGATTGTACCGCTTTTCGGCTGTATATCGCACTTCGGTACCACCAATGTATTCAGTGTTCCCGGTGTCCATACTCCGACGCTGTTCGTCGTGCCTGCGCTCAACCATGAGATTGTCGAGCTATGAGGGTATTTGCTTACCATGATTTCTGGTTCCTCGAGTCCATTGGTACACCTATCGTGCTGGTCAATTTACCATACTTCTTTAGTATTTCGTTCCGTAACGATAAAAGTGCGCCGGCGCTATAAGCTATGTACTTCGTGCCTTCTTTAAATGTCGGATGGTTCAGAAGAACGAGGTATATATCCGCTGCGGCCAGTTCGACTCCTTGCTGGCTCGACAGCGAATAAGTACCGGTCCCGGCCACTGCCCTATCTGTCAGGGCTTTGGCCAGGAGGTTGTCGTTCTTATATTCGAGCATTGCCTGTAATGCCTCGAGATTCGTCATCTCTTATGCTCCGTAAGTGGTGTGGCTTTCTGTGTCCAAAATCCAGCAGCTGTCGATCGTGGGCCATGATGGGAAGGCGTTTGTTTCGCCCATCGTGAACTCGGTGATCGGGTCTGCCTTTGACCATTTGCTGACAATAATATGGCCCTTTTTGGAAAGTGTGCATTGCTTCGGCGTGTTCGTCTCCATGGCGATCGGTCCGACCAGCATGTTGCCGAGAGGCAGTTGTGGTGCAAACAGAACGTAACGGTCCGCGGCGGATGAATCCAGCCATGGATCATATGACGTTATGCCGTGCGCTGCTGTCTCGATATCGATGCTGGTATCAACGACGACAAGCATTGGAAGTCCGAAAGAGGCGAGCATGTCGTTCACCTGTTTCAGCGTCGGTACGTATCGTATCGCTGTTCCGCCGATATATGCTGACGAAATACAATAATTCTGGACCTGGGTGGATGTCCTGAATGCAATCCACTTTGTGCGGTTCATGATCATGTATTTAATTCCTGATCCGGCTGCTTTCGCTTCTGCCACAATAGTCTCGATATCAGTAATCGGGATATTCGTGGAATAAGCTCCGGTGGTCCAGTAGTAATTCGCGGCGCCCTCGACTTCTTTGTTTGCGGTAGGCAGTTGAAAGTCGATTACGTCCTCCGTTACTACTCCGGCGTTGTTCGTGGTCGACAGGGTTATTGTCCCGCCTGCCATCGCCTGGATTGCCAGCCATTCGAGTCTGGCGTTCACTCCGTCTACGCAGGCGTCAACGTCACCAAATACCAAAGCCAGGAGTTCCGCCATGTTCGGCGTTCCCATCGCTTTGAGTTGGTTATAATCATTGATGTCCGTTTCGCGCATGATTTTCTTCATGCGGGTCGGGGGAATATCACCGGTGAGACGAGAGATAACTTTCCGGGTTTTCTCCGGGGCCGATGAATTGTACGAGACGACGTCTGCGGCTACGCGGTTCCCCTTGCTGCCGATGAGCGTTTCGTATTTCAATGTCCGGACGGTTTTTACCGGGAAGAAATCCTGGTAATAAAGGCCCTCATACACGCGGTTTTTGAGGAAAATCTCAAGGTTGCGGTTGGTTGCTTCCATTAGAATGGAATGTTCCATTAGTATCTCACCACCTTATACGAATCTAATTCTCGCGGTTAAGGGTGTTTTTACTCCCTCGCTCGGCATTGCCAGCGGGAGAATGGATTCGTCGATGGATCCGCGGACGATTGCCGAGGCCATGATGTTCTGAAGCGTGGTCCCGGATTCGAGGCGTACTCTCACTGAATCCTGGAGGATGCAATCAGCGGTAAACAGCGGGGCTGCTCCGGTGGCGACATCGTTACCGGCTTCAAGCAGGACGGTTCCCGTGACGGCTGTGGCATTAAGGCCACCCCCACCAGCGG